TATCATCTCCAGTTGTATTAGCATCCAAAGAAATTGAGCCGATTGCTGTATTGCGAACACCTGTGGTTGTTGCTCCTTGTGAATTATAGCCTATGGCTATGTTGTTAGCTTCTCCACTTCCGCTAGCACCCGCAGCATCTAAAGCAAATGCTCCTATGGCTACATTCCTATCTGTATCTACGTTAGCTACTAAAGCATTGTGACCTATTGCAATATTTCTTTCTCCACTTGTATTAGCGGTTAAAGCACCAAAACCTACAGCCACATTGTTATCACCAGTAGTCAAAGCTGCAAAAACATCTACACCTAACCCAACATTATAATCAGCAGCATCAATCGTTCCTGTAGTTGTATCTCCAATCATTATGGAGGATGTGCCAAAGGTCTTACTGGTTATGCCGTTATAACTAGCTGCTGTAGAGGCTCCTGTTGTGGCTAAATCGCCACCTATAGAAACATCATCTGTAACTGTCAAATCGTCTTGTACTTTTAGGTCTACTGTAGAAAGACTAGCAAAAGCGTCTGTTACTGCTGCTCCACTACCAGCACCATCTAAATAAACTGCTTTTACATCACCTGGAGGTATTGTTACATTGGCACCAGAGCCTTGAGAAATTATTATATTTTGAGAACCACTTGTTCCGTTTTCTATGAATTGCATCCTTTTCATAGTGTTTGGGCCTATTGTGATAGTACAGGCAGAGTCTAGCGTTCCTGTATATTTAAGATACATAGCCCTACCAGCATCAGAACTACCGTCTGCTACTGTTGTGGTATGTGTATCTGCGTTAGTAGTGATTGCTTCTGTACCAAAGCCTAAAGCTTCTCCAATCAACTCCAAGTTGGTATTTGTACTTGTTCCCCAAGTTCCTGACTCATCACCAGTAGCTATTTCTTTAAGTCTTAAATTATTTACATAAGTAGCCATTTATATCTCCGTTCAATTGATTATATTACCTTTCTTCTGCATAGTTAAGCAACATCTTCCCAATTCGGGGTCTGGCTATTATCTATGGTTGTAAAATTAGGTGTTTGATCTTCATCTATTTCACTAAAATTAGGTGTTTGCGACTCATCAATCAAACTCCAAACAAACGGCTCTCCTAACTCTCCTGTAGCCGATACGCCTGTTATTAATATTCCAGCTTTTGCTACAACTGATACAGAACCTAAAGAACTTGTTGCCCCTTGACCTGTAAGTTGGACTGTCATTCCTAAAGCTATAGAAATAGTGCCTAAAGCACTTGTAGCCGCAACACCTGTTGGTGTTACGTTACTTTTTGCTACTGTAGTTACAGATCCAACGGAGCCAGTTGCTGAAAGTCCAGATACACTTACGTTAGCTTTTCCTACAGGAGTAACAGTACCTAATGCACTTGTTCCTACTAAACTAGAAAGTGTAACTACTGCATTATGGTGAATTGTAATTGATCCGAGACTTGCTGTTGCGCTTAGTCCCGCTACAGGAACATTTGCTTCTCCGTCTACGTCTACTGAAACTGATCCAAGAGTCCCTACTGCGCCTTGTATAGAAGCTATGGCTTGTGCATTTACACCAGCGACAGGGGCGCCAGTGGTGCCTACTAAAGAAGTTGGGATTACATTCGCTTCCGCTACAATAGAAACAGTGCCTACTGCGCTAGTAGCGGCTATTCCAGTAAGTGTAACGGGATTAGGCTCGCCCCAAGTATCTGAACCCCAGGTTCCGCGACCCCAACCTGTAATACTAGCCATTTAAGGCTTCTTTAAGCGATTCTGATAATCGCTGTAGATGCTGCTGCCGCAGGAAAAACTACAGTAAAGTCCCCAGCGGTAGACGTTTTATCTCCACCAAAGTCTATAGTTGCTACAGATTTATCGCTGTTAGTATCGTTATAAATCAAACAACCTCTAGCAGTTACAGTAGCTGTACCAAAAGTTAAATCTGCAAAGTCTGTAAACCCTGTAGTTCCAGAACTTGTAGGTGCAACTTTAGTCAAAGCGTTACCACCTGCTGTGTAATTAGTACCACTAACTTCTTGTGAAGTTGAATAAGCAGTTGTAGTTGCTCCCATAGTGGCGGAACTTGTGAATAAAGCAAGTTTAAAAGCATTACCATTAGTCGCAAAGTTATGTGTTGCCGTTAATAGCTCTTTTTTAAAACTTGTAGTTAATGTAGATGTAATTGCCATATCTATATCCTTTTAATAATTTTAGCAACCTCTTCCTCTCCAGACTTCAAAAGCTCTTGGATTAGAGTTGCCTTATAAGATTTTATAGCATTATTCAAGTAAATCAAACACACTCTGTAAATTAAATCTTTATATGCTCTGGCCTGTTCTTTAACATGCGGTTCGCTATCATCTGAGTAACCACATATTTTATTAGTTAATTGCTCTGCCCAAAACTCAGGTGGGTGTCCACCAAAGTTTGAGGTTTTAGCTTCTATTAAACCTAATCCTGGTATAGCTCCTGGTGTTATTTCGTCTACCATACTTTAGGATCTCCAGCTTTAACTTCTTTGAGGTGCGTATCATACCTATCCATAAGAACAGGTTTTTGTTCTTCTTGCTCTTTGTTTTCAATCTGACTTTTGTTAAATACTCGTAGTTTATTTTCTTGATCGTGAACAATTATTTTAGGGTCGTCTAAACGATGATAACCATATAATTTATCTTCTACAGGTATAGATGTGTCTAATAAAGTAGATGAGTTAGCAACTTCTACTCGTATACCTGCACCTTGGCATTTAGATAACCAATATTCAACACATCCTCTACCTGATTCTGCAAAATATAAGTTGCCTGTATAAGTAAAATCTACACCAAACATTTTTATACAGCCTACTTTGTTCCATAACGCAAAAGCTATAGCGTAAGCAACTGTATTATTTAGATAGTAACAATTTAAATCTCTAACCACTTCTTCTATTGGAAACAAAACTAATCCTTTAGCTCTGTCATCTAATTCACATGTATATATTGGCCCTTCATGCGTTTTTAATATTTTGATCATGGAATCTGTTTGACCGCCTGCATCGTCGCTGTCAAAAAAACGACTGGCTGGATCTAACATAAATATACGATCATGGAATATGACGTCTGCTACGGCATTAATTGCCCAAACTTCGTCAAAATGTACTCCGTGTGATTTAGCAAGATTGTAGTCAAACCAACTACGTCCCATACCTACGATGGCTACAGTCTTGCCCTCAAGTTTCTTGATAGGCTTCATACTTTCTCCTTTTTAACTTACATTAGAGCGAAGTGAGTCGTAACGATATTCATCGCGTCTTCCTCTAGCTTCTGCTCTATTTTTTAATCTAGCAATTTCTTGTTGGAATCTATTTTCGTAAGTTGTCAGTAGATCTGGTTCACCCTTCATGAAAGTATAGCCCTCGACTAACGAGCCATAAAGCAAAGCGTCTCTGGCATTAACGGAAAGCCAGGTACCCCCTGTATCAGAAACCAAACTTGTTGGTCTGTATAAATAATGCAATTCTACAGAGTAGTTTGCATCTGGTAATGGCGCGACGGTGATAGTTGTTCCAGAACTTCCAGAAGTGCTGTATTCCTTATCAAAGTCAGCGTAGTATTTAGGCAGCCCTCTCAGGCTGGTGTCAGTTATATCAGGAGTGTACTCCTGCATAAAACTGGGGTGTTTCTTCTCCAGAAAATGATAATCACTAGAACTATCAATAACTGCCAACGAAAAACTCAGAATAAAATCTGTAGGACAAGTCAAGAAACGGTTGCCCGTTGTCAAACTACCTGTCACATTTTTCCTAAAGAAATCTTCTTGTACTAAATTAAATATACGATCTTCAGCATTTTTAACAAAATCTGGAATAGTATTGTTAAAAGTAGTCTCGTTATAATCGAGATAGTTTTGAATCAAAGTATATAATTCAGTATAAGTCATGTTGTGATTGTAACTGTTCCTACACTTCCTGTCATTTTAGGGGTAGTAAAATTAGAACCTAATATTGAAGGATTCATAGACAAAGAATTTATACTGGTTGCAGTAAAATTATTAGCATCTGATATAACTACAAAGCCTTCACCAACTTCTTTATCGTTATTAGGTCTTGGTTTATAAAGAGCTTCTGGATCAGTAACAACTGGCCTAGGATCAATCTGTGGAGATTTTGGCTCAAAACATTCTGGACATGTTTTTAAGTTATTCCATTCTTCCTTTAATTCATGCAATTTATACTCAAATCCACACCTATCGCAAAGTGCGCGAGCAAATTTACCAGCAGCGTAAGCCACTAATAACTACTCCTCATAGATGGTTTTATACGAAATGATGCTCTGTCTTCATCTTGATCAGCTGCACGTCTAAATTCTTCTTCATAAGCAGCTTTGAGCATTTGCATACGATCAGGCGCCCTTTTAATTGATATGTAGTAAGCCAAGCCAGCTGCAAAGCAAGGATAAAACCTAAAAGGCATATCCAAAGTATTTATAGCTGTATCGGCATCGTCCATACGAACTATTTTATTAAAAACTAAAACATCCGTAGAATTTTCAGGACTTGGCCATATTTTTATTACAGGCGTAGTCAGCTTGTCAAAAAAGAATTGTGAAGGTCGGCTTTTTGTATCTTTAGTTGGTATATTCAAATATTCAGAGCGACTGATTCTGCTCATACTTATATCAGTTGTTTCACTATTAACTGTTCTACGCAACGACATATCTAATATATCAATGACGTTAGAATTCAAAGAATAACTAGAAGTTCCTTCTGTTACAGTTTGGGTAGCTTGTTCGATTGTCCATTGGTTTAAACCTCTATTGGCCCATTCTGCCAACATAAGATTTATAGATCTTTTTGCTGTTTTAAGATCGTATCCTGTTCTAAGTTCAATACCACAACGCTCAAAAGCTTCTTCAACAAACTCGGTTACATTAGGTTCAAAATCTGTACTGCCTGAAAGTGCCATTATTTTTTCTTCTTAGTATTCTTCAAAGATTTTTCTATTTGTGCAGCCTGTTTAGCATGCAATCTAGAAGCGCCTTTTAACTCTTTAATAAGTTTTCTTTTTTGTGCTATTGATAAATCAGCCATTATTCATCCTCCGCGTATAGATTATCAAAAATTCTGTTTACATCCAAAGTATAGTCTAAATCAGACTTTGAATAATGTATATGTGCAGATGGTTTAAAATCAGGTGCGCCTGATCCAGTTTCAAACCAAGCGGGATGAGTAACTCTCACACGATTGTTTGGTAACGCTACAATATTACCTGTCCACTCTCCTGCATCTAGTAGCTCTAAAACATGACTTTGTTTATGTTGAGCAGGATCATCAGCTATCTCATTTTCAGCATAATCAACAGTAAACATATATTTAGCTGGGTAAAAATTGCCATCTATTTTAGCCAGCCAAGGACAAGGTGTGGCTCTATCTAATACGTAAACGGCATGATGGTGTGAGGAACAATCCCAAGGCTGTGCATCGTGAACTGCCATAGGTTCTGGCCATTCTTCAAAAGGAGTGTCTCCTACAAGTGCTGTGATTGGCATCCTAGCCCACATAGCGCCACCATGTACGTTGTCTTCTTCTTCTCCTTCCGCTTCTATGCCTGTAAAAATTACTTGAAAGCTCAAACAACGACAAGGCATCGTTGTGACAGCAACTGCCATAGCATGAAGGAACTCACCGTGATATTTTTCGTGATTATGCGTATATTCTTTTCTGACCCAACATTTGAAATGTGGGATGTTGCTTTGTAAGTAAGCCACTACTTACTTTTTTTTACTTTACCGCCTCTCTTATAGCCTTTAGATTTCATCACCTTGCCACCCCTAGCATATCCTTTTGATTTCATCACTTTGCCACCCTTTTTGTAACCCTTAGATTTCATAGGACCACCTTTTTTCATGCCTTTCGACTTCATAGGTCCGCCCTTCTTCATACCCTTAGATTTCATTGGTCCGCCCTTTTTCATCCCTTTGGATTTCATAGGACCGCCTTTTTTCATGCCTTTGGATTTTACCATTCCTCCAGCTGCATACCCTTTTGTTCTTTTAAACATAGTAAACCTCTATTTTTTAGTAGTTTTCTTTTTAGCAGGCGCTTTCTTTTTAGCAGGCGCCTTTTTCTTTGGCATGTTCAAATAAATCCTGGTTTCCTCTACAGGCTCATCAGGTCTTACTTTAGCACTTTGTCTAGCCTTCATCTTGGCTTCCATTTTTTTATCTGCTGTTGATTTTTTTGTTGCCATAATTTTTCTCTAACTTATAGTCGTTACTTTACGACGATTATTCATAACTTTACCACACCCTTTTGCTACGAATCCACCGTTTTTCTTTTTTACACGATTTTGTTGAGACATGGATTTTTCAATAGCCATACCTCTTTTTCTCTCGTACGAAGATATGTTGCCATCTTTATTAAGATCAGCTTTTGATTTGTTTTTAAGCATTTCTCCTCCTCTGTTTACAGAAACTCTTGCTGCCTTGGTATTGGCAACTACTGTTTTACCTTTAGCGCCAGCTGTTTTTTTCTTACGTGCAGTTTTAGCACGCTCTGCTTTAGATAGACTTTGCGCTTTGGCTTTGGGCAAACATCTATCTGGATTCTTTTTATTTTTACTGGTTCCGCAAGGTCCTTTGATAGAACCATCAGACCCAATCCTAACCCAGTTTTGTTCGCGCCATTGTTTTAATTGACCCATTATCTTAGCCTGTTAGACATAACTTTGCCCTGTCCTCTGACGTTGAATACCAATCCCCCTTCTGCTTTTTTGACTCTTTTCTTTTTCTTAGAGCCTTTTGCATAGTTTGGATCTTTACAATATTTAGATGCAGCCATATTTGCATAAGCTGAAGGGTATGTATCAAAAGTACGTTTTGCCCAAGCTTTACCTTTTGGACATATTTTACCGCCACTCTTAGCTTTTGCCATTTAGCATCTCCATTGTCTTCTTGACCAATAATTTGCTTTTGTCCTATCGTCTCCTAGATTTTTACTGCGAGCGCAGTAAGCTTTTCTTTTTTTAGGATTACTAGGATGCGCGCCTAATTTTGGGTCACCAAAAGTTACACGTTTAATTTTTCCAGAAGAAGGCACTCTAACAAAAACTTCCCTTGTTTTCTTACCGAACCCAGGAGAACCTTTTGAGATTCTCCTTGGTTTGTTCAGAGTTACTGTTTTACCTCTGTATTCAGCCATTACTAGCTGTATTCTTTGATAAGAGTCAAAACTATTACGTAAGAATCTCCACTTGTATGTCCAGTAGTAGTAAGAGCTATATCTCCTGTTTTACCAGAAGCCGCAGCTGTATTTTGTATACCACCAAAACCTGTAAAGTCTTCGTCTGTCGTATAGTCTGAATTAAGATCCCAACAAATAGTATTGGTATCTGCAACCCATAAAAGTTTGACACTCATGCCAAAAGTTGAATAAACAATCTTTCCAAGCTTTACACCTGTGCAAGTTTGGCCATTGGCACTGTTAGCAGCTAAAGCACTAACGTCTACTTTTGTGACTGCACTTTCACCAGTACCATCTGATGTGTTAGTCAGCTGTAAAACAGCTATCCTATCACCATCTTGTATTGTTGTTGATGTTACTGCATCTGCCATTGTTTACTCCTATCTTTCGACTGCTGCTACTACGTAGTCAATAGTCATAGTTTTTGCTACTGCTTCACCATTTTGTATACCGAATGAAACTGTAAGTTCTTCATCAGTAACAAGGTTAGTGTTAGCTACAGCTACAGGTTCAG